CTCGAACAATCTGATCATCTCATCGATGGTCAAATCGTCGTCATGCATACTTATCTTGCAATGGCCATATTTTGTTTCGATTGTGATGGAGGTCATAGTTAATATTGTCTTATTCTAATTTCCCTAATTCCAAAGTCGGCCAATGCTTTGGCACATGATTCGCATGCATAATAATGTCCATAAATCCAAGCTATTGTTGGAGTTATGTCAATGTTCATCGCCTTCAATTTATTAAGCAGCCCTATTTCGGCGTGTATCGATTGGCAAAGATCCGGTTGATCACCTGAACTCAGTGTTATCCTGTTGCAAATGTGTCCAGTGTTCTCGCAATGGTTGGCGGCTGTTACAAACTTTTCGCCAACGTAACACCCGGCAGCCACCGCCCTTTTGCCACAAGTGCTTGAAGGCGCTACCATCATTCTTAGATGTTCAAACTCAGTCATAATTGGGCAACCTCTGCTCTGCCGTATTCAGAGTGATCATAGATGGCCCAAGATTTTTGCCTGGCGGTTGTTTATATGTGTGGGTTGGAAAGTTTCGTGCGCTGGCTTGGGCAACCCAAGTTTTTCAAATGCTGAGTTTAGCTCTGGTTCCCGGCCAAATACAGATGGCTTAAATAGCTCCATCATTTCGTATAGGAGCTGCCCTCGGGTAGGGGTAATATTACTGGGGTACGCCCACCAAATGATTGATGCAGCCCAACCCCGAATACGTTTATCTGCCACATGTTTTTGCAACAGGTTTGCCCAATGCGTTGATGGCTTTCGCTTCACAATGGCAGTGAGGGAATGTTTTTTGCCCAGAGTGGCTTGGACTTTTTCAGATTGCATTTTGTTTTCTGTAGTCATTTCGTTTTTTCCTTTCATCCAGACTCTTCACTTTATGGCAGGATTTGCAGACCGCCTGCAATCCATCAGCCTCGCAATAGAGTCTTTGTATCAATTCGTTCCAATCGTATTCCAGCCACACCTTATTTTCAAATCCCTCCAGCGGGACTACAGGTTCAATGTGGTCGGCTTGCATTTGGTTCTGTGGAAATAGCTCGCCGCATTCTGAGCAGCGGTGCAGGCGGAACTTGCGGCCTGTCTTGGGATTGACGCCATCCTCGACGTAGCTATCCCTGATAGCCCGATACTTGACGGGCCACATGGCCCTGCGGAGGGCGGACATAATAAATGACCGCATACGAGCGGTCGTCCATTCTCCTCCATTATAAGGCTTCTCCATATTGCGGCTGGTTAAGTTTGTAACTCACTTTGTAGAGCGACATACGATGGATATGGTAATTTATGTTCCAGCCTGTCCTCTGAAAAAAGTTCTTCGGACGCCATCCAACCAGCAAATCTAAACTTGGGAAAACGACCAACAACAAGTGCATACAAATCGCAGACTTCTTTTCTTTTGATGGCCTTTACCATAAGCCTGCCATTTTCTCTGCGGGTTGTTTTAACATCCACCAGTTGGCCGTTAGCCAGTAGGCAATCCTCAAGCCCGAAATGTTCCGCATCCATATCTGGCCAAATGTTTTGATGTTTGCAGAAAGCGATCTCTGCCGACACTGAATCAAGCTCTCTCTCCTCGGGCGTTCCTTTCCCATATATGGTCGCGGTGGCATTTACAGACCTATCATATTCGTAACGCTTCTTTGCTATATATTTTGCCAGCCTCTGTTCCGTTTCGTTCAGTGTTATAATCATGCGTACAAGTCGTTCATTACGTTGTAGTAATGGTTGGTGGCTAGGGCCTTCTTCAGGTGTTTCAGTTGGGCCTTTTCGGTCCACCGTTTAACACCAGTCTGGCACGTTTCCGTGTCGATGATCACCGAGTAGATGGGCAAATTGTAATCAGCACCGAGTTGACGCTTTATGATGTCAGCTCCGATTGCGAGCTGCATGGCATCCTTGGGGTAGGTCTTGGTCCGGGGATCTGCCCCCTTGCATTCCCGAGTCTTGAAATCGAATACGCATACCTGGCCATCCATTTCGGCGATGAGATCCATTGTACCTGCCAACATCAAATCGGCATCAAATATCATACGCTCTGCGGCGGTGGGAAGCACTTGGTTCTTGTCCATCCATTCTAGGAATGGGCGATAGTATGATGCATACTCGCTGTGATAATCAGCGCCATGCATGAGATGGATGATGGCCTGCTCAATCTCGGCGTGGATGCGTGTACCAAACACGCTGCTTTCAACCAAGGATCCATCAAGGTCAGTCCGCATCCCCCAAGACTGCCGCTCGACAGCATCGAACGACAGCCCGGGATTGGAGCGGGTGATGTGGTAGATTTTTTCCATCCGCCACCGAGCAAGAAACGGGTTGGGTGCTATCCCTAATTTAGTAGTGATAGACACCGCAAGATCGCCTTTTGCTTTACGCATCTTGGCGAGCGTATCGACTGTTTTAAGCAGCCGTATCGACCCATTCTTGTATCGGCGGTAGATGTGCATCTAGAATGGCACCTCTTCTTCAGCTTCGGCGGCGATGGCCGCTTTCACGTCATGAAGGGTACCCGTGGGGTTGTCCGTAATGCGATCGGCAACCGCATAGATGGAACGAGCCAGGGCTTCCAGCTCCTTCTCGAACTCAGCACCTTTTAATTTGGTGCCGCTGAGAAGGGAGCATGCATTGTTGATAGACATCCCAACACGCATTCCAATCTCACGCTCACCGTGGGCTACACGGCTGACATTGGATGCTGGGGTGGCTGAAGGTACGACACCCTGGGGTTTATCAAATCCACCCTTGGGCAATCCCTTTTTGGTACGGTTGCCCGAGTCCTTGAAGACTACTGGCGTTCCTTCCTTCCACCACGGATCCTCGCTGGCTCCGTTGGCCATTACTGTAGTGCCATCGCTAAGATTGACTACGAAAGGGAAATACTGATTCCCTTGACTTGATTCCCAGGGATCCCCCAGGCGTTTTCTGCTAGTTACTGTGATCATTATTAGAATGGGAGATCCACTCCCGGGTTAGGTTTCGGTTCTAGTGAAAAGGTTCGACGCTTCGTGTCAAACCACAAATCGCGGTATATTGTCACACCATTTGCCCTCTGTTTGGGGACGTACATTCGGCCATCAGGCATCTCATCAGAGACATCCTCTCCGGCCTCAATGGCTTTTTCTTTCGCCTTATTCCGCCAGATCATGACGGCTGCATGGGCTGCCGCTCCGATGCCTTGGCCACCCAATACATCCTCCAGTTCCGGCACTTGTCCAGACCCGGCTTTCTTGGCGTCAGCATGGCAGACCAGCAAGATGGTGACATCATTATCGATGGCAAACTTGGCGGCTTCCTTGGCGATGCGTTCCTGGCCATTCCAGTCGTCTTTGGCTGCAATGTGCATGAGTGCATCGATGACAAACAAATCCACACCGTATCTACGATGTGCATACAGGAAGTCTTGGTGCAAACTCTCCCAGCTATTTGTTCCACCCTCTACACCTTCAATGAACCACAATCGATCCTGAAACTGTGTAAGATCAGACTGGATACTTTCCTCCTTTGGCATATGTCCATTATGCATCCATAACATGTTGAACAGCATGGATTTACTAGGTATCTCAAAGGAAGCAATGCAAGACCGTCGATCATTGTTCAACATCTCATGCATACAACTTTGGTAAAGCCATTGGCTTTTACCGTGTCCTGGATATCCACCTACGATGGTAAGCTCACCTTTCCTGAACCTGTATCGAAGTTCTGGAAACAGGAATGGATTATGTTCATTCTCCTGTTGGTAGCGATCAATCTCTTCCGCAAGTTCCGCTGCCATCCCATCGACAGGTTTGAGAGTCTTGGGGTCATACGATTCGGCATTTTCATATAGTGGACCCATCCCATCCCCGGATAGCAGCAAATCATTGAGATCATTATGCGGAGACGGAACACGGAGTCGCTTGCATCGAGTGATACCCAAACGCTTTGCCACTTCGTTCGCAGCCTTCTCCCCGGCTTCGTCATTGTCGAAACAGAGATAGATGGTTTCGAACCGTTCAAGGGCTTCGTAATCATTCTCGATCCAGCCCATATTGGAACATCCACTTGGGACAGATAGCACAGGCATATCGGCACCCATATCGCAAAGCGACATGGCATCGATCTCGCCCTCGCAGATGGTGATCTGATCGGCGGTGTCGTCAACGGTGGGCCATCCCCAGAGAGTGGCATAGGCAGCGGTAGACCAGATATCCTTCCTCCCCTTA